GCGGAAACGGCCGCAGCTATCAATGTGGCCAGAGTCTTCACAGCCATGAAAAGCATGGTCATGGAGACAGCCAGCGACAAAAGCGCAAAAATCAGCTCCTCCTGAGAAAGTTGGCGGCGAACAGGCACGGCTGGCTTAGGGGCATAATCCCCTCTCGCAATCCTAGCGTCGTACGCTGCCCTGTCGTCCACAAGCTCGCGGTTGATGGCGTCGCACACACTGCCAACGTAGTACGCAAACTCCGGGTCACCACCCTTGTCAGGATGCACGATGGCTTTAACCTCACGCAAGCGCTTGCGAATAGCGACGTCAGTGGCCGTGTTGTTCAAGCCAAGTGCGCGGTAGTACGATGAGCCCGGCCCGTGTGCCACCCAAGACCCGCTCAAAAGCGGAATGGGCGACGTAGTGATCCAAGGGGCAGACGTAAACCACGCGTGGAATGCCTCATCATCAGTGGGAACCGCGCTGCTCCACACGTTGGAGCCGCCCGCGTGCGCCTCAGGTATTTCACTGAGGCCCACGCGCTCAAGCTCTTCTCGCCACCGGTTGTCAAACTCGGCGACGTTGATGTTGTGCGTTGCGTCAAACTTGGCCTTGCGGTCGTTGTACTCCGCCACCATGCGGTCTAGCACCTGGGGAAGCGTCTCGTCGCGCCCTGCGTCTGCCACGGCAGGCGCGACCTGCCCGCTGGCAAACGATTCGCCGAACGCAAATGTACCGAGCACCTGCCTCCTGACTCGAAAGTCCCAGAAATCAGGCACCCCATCGGCCGTTTGGTACAAGCCGTAATCGAACCGCCCGTCCACCAAATTCTCGGGCCGCGCGCGCACGTCGTACGCAAACTTGACGCGCCTGTTAAACGCATCAATGTGATTGAGCGGCACATCGGAAGAAGGCGAAACGCACGATGGATTGGCCGTGGCAATGACAAAGCTGCTGACAAACGGGGTGTTGCCCTTGTTCTCAACAGCCGCCATGTTCAAGTAGGTGGCATGCGCGTTCACGTGGGAAACAACCCACGCGAAATCATTCGCGCTCGGATTCACCGTAGACTTGACCTGCCCAAAGTCATCCAGAATGGTGCAGAACTGGAAACGGTACCCAGACATGTACGCGTCCGCAGGATTGCGGCAATACACTTCATGCTGGTAATTGCCCATACAGGCGTGCACCGAATCGGCAGGCGCGCATCTGCGCACCAACTCATTGGTGATGTACTCCAGCATGCTAGACTTGCCATGCCCAGCATTACCGACCAGCAGAAGCATGACCGGCTCAACACGCGTAGTGTACAGCGCAACGCTGGCTTGAAGCTCGCGGGCCAAAGCCCCAAGTTGTCTGTCCAACGCGTCAAGGCGCCGCACGTACTGCGGCTTGGC